AATGTATCTGTACTAAGTATACTACCTGCACTACATAACTCTTTGTATGTTTTACCGGTTATAGAACTAAACTCTCTTATAGCTGAGGTTCTACCAACCATCTCAAACTGAAATTCTAATACTCTGAATTTATCATTTGGATTTAATGTAAATGACTCTCTAATTATTTGGTCCTTGATTAATGTCTTACCTGATCCAGGTCTTCCACCAATAACAGTTAATGTGTTCCATTCTAAACCATCTGTAGTTGCATCATTGAACTTAGGCCACGGTGTATATATGGATTTCTCCTCACCAGTTGATCTGGCGTACATATATTTTAATGCATCATTAAATGCGGCATATTGTCCAATCCATGATGGTTTATTTTTCATACAACATTTTCTTTAAAGTGTTCTTCTTCTGTGTCAATACCTTCTATCTTCATATCACAATAGTCTGCAAGGGTAGAATGCTTTACCCTATGCTTATCTTGCTTACATATAAAGTATTGGCTTGTCTGCATATATAAATATTCTTTATCTCTATATTCATTAACATACATCTTTGTTGCATCTAGTACTGTATCCCAATCATGATCATATGTTTGGAAGAACCATCTAAATGCTTCTGCTAATGCTTTAACATTATTTCTTGCAGGCTTACCACTAGGTAATTTCTTTGGTGGGAATATCTCTCTATACTTATTTATAAAGGTTGCATATTCCTTACCCATCAGCTGTGCATCAGTTTTCTTTTTAGCTTTGACGAAATAATTATCTAGTCTAGCACAGAATGCTTTTGCTTCAGCTGTCATTTTATATTGGCCATCTTTCTTTTGGATCAGGCCTATTTTTATTAGATGTTCTTTATCTTGAGGTAGCACCTTGGGCAATGAAACGCCTTGCTTCATCCCAAATAGGATCAATGCTTGATTTGGACTTACATTCATCTTCAAGATTTTCTGGAATAGTTCCCACATGTTCTAATAGTTTATTAATTAATCTATCAAACGTTTCTATAACAAGTTTATCTTTTGCAAAGAACCCATTATCTATAGCTCTACAAGAGTTAATTATAGTTGCATGATTTCTGCCTATAGCTTCACCTATTTTTGTTTTGCTATGACCATCTTTCCATGCTATATAACACATAACCTGTACCCACTTGACGTAACTTCTCTTCCTTAATCTTGTATCTTTTATCTTTTTGATAAAACTAAGTTCAGGATGATACTGGTGTACACATGCTAAGCATACTTCTAAATAACTTTCTAAAGGTATCTTATACCTAGTATCATTAGGTGTAAAAACATATAGAGTTACACCATGTTTCTTTCTGAACTCTTTCTTAAAAGATTCTATCTCTCTTTTCTGTGTAAGTGTTTGATTTTGAGGCATATACACGTTGATTTATTTGTTTGTAAATATAAAAAAAATTACCATTCTATGCAAGTTTTACCTTGCTTTTTTAGTATGGCATTTGCTTTGTTAAATATGTCATTGCAATCCCATTCTCCACCTTTATATGCGGCTGATGCTGGGTGTGCACACTTTAATATCTTACAATTAGGAATGAGTGTTTGCCACTCTTCTGCTTTCCTACCCATAAGCATAAAGATTGTATTTGGATTTATCCTATTAATGTTCTCAAATAAATATTGAGTGAAAGGTTTCCACAAATTATAGTGTGAACCTATACTATTGATCTCTACAGTTAGAGCTGTATTAATAAGAAGTACACCTTGATTAGACCAACGTCTTAGATCACATTCTTCTGGTGTATATATAGCTCTGCCTGTATCAGTATAATCACCAATAGTTTGCTTTAGTATATACTGCAAAGATTTTTCTGCTTTACCTTTTCTAGAGCAACTGAATGCTATACCATCAGCCACACCTAATTGTGGATATGGATCTTGTCCCACTACTACAATCTTTAGATCATCATATGGACACTCTTTAAATGCGTTAAATATATCTTTAAACCTTGGTGTAAATCTTTTTCCTGCATTTACACATTCAACTAACTTATTTATTAGTATATCAAAGTCTAATCCATTTATATATGGAGATAACATGCGGTCCCATCCTGATTGTTCAAGTGATGCATTTGCATTATCTCTTAATTGTACTATGTCAACTTCTATTGGTTTTATTTTCATAATTAATTATTTTTTGTATCTTTGAATCAAATATAAATATTATGGCTCAGAAGCAATACGTTACATATGATATCAAAAAGAATATTAAACTGGAATTAAATCCAGCATTCATAGCTGGTCTACAGCAAATCTACACTAGGTATATTACTGAGATGTACAATGATACAGAGAACTTTGGTCAACTGATTAAGGACTTTAATGAAACCATTATGGATCCTGAAGCATCTAAGAAAAAGAATAGACAGTTTACTCCAGTTGAGAGTGAACTATATACCTTATACTCTATAATTAATATTCTTAAGGCACATGCTAAAGAGCAAGGATTAGAAAAGTTAGAAGACCTTGATGTAACTGAGGAACAATTCAAACAATTTATAGAAGAGTCCAAAGAGGAGGGTCAAACTCCAACTCAATTACTAGGTGCTCTTGCTGAAAAATTAACAGCTGCTACTAAGAAATCATCTTAATTGCATACCGCTAAAATCTCCAATCTCCAGTGCTGCTTGTATAGCTAAGTTAAGTTCTTCTTTATCACATTTTGCAAAGGACTTACAGTGCTCTACATTATTTTTAACAAAGCACAATCCTGCTTTTCTTTTGACTTGTAACTTAACTTCTTCAAAGGTATAACCAAGTTCACTAGCAATCTCACGTATCATTGCGTGTATTCTTGCTAGCTGCGGGTTACTACCTTTACCATCTTGCACACCTATAAATATTTCTACCCTTGCACCATCTTCATGCTGCTTAAAAAAGTTATCATATTTAGTTTGGAATGCTTTTATAGGGAAATGTAACTTTCCATCTTTTATTTTACCTTCTATAAATAACTGATCTTTCATCCAAATATTGCTATTAATACCATACTGACTATAAATATACAACCTAATATTAAAGTATAGCCCATCATTCTGTAGTTATTTTCCATCTGCTTTCTTGACCTACCTTGGTAACTATAGTTATCTTCTTTTTTCATAATTCTAAAGTTTCTATAAGGATTGATAGAGCCACATCTAGGTTCCTTTGTGAAGTACCCGGATGTGTCTCTACGTTTCCTAAATATTCAATTGCTTGAACAATATTGTTTTTCACCTTCTCATTCATGTGATTCTAATATTTCAGCCTCTATCTCATCTACGTCAACAAGATCTATTATATCTACATATACATCCTTGCCTAACTTATCTTTAAATACAGCCCATACAGCATTTATATCTGCACAAGGTCCATACCCTGGTGTTCCTGGGTCACCGTTTTGATCATACCATTGATCTGGTTCTCCCGGATCATAGGTATAATCTACGGTGCACACAACATCATACTCACCCCACGTATATTCAAACTCCCTCATCTGAATCTTTTTTCTCCATTAATATAAACGTACTCTTGTCCACAACCTTCACATATGGCTTCTGTTTCATTACGCATTATAGAATGATTATCACAGTTACCACAGTATTCATCTTCAACATGTATAAACTCTTCACAAGATTGTCTTGATAGTTCTTGTATATGGGCATCATGATCTCCGTTATATTCACGTTCAATCATTTCCATATATATTTCTTTCATACGTCCCATCAGTCTATCTCATTAAAATGTGTTCTTTTATGCACAAGCATCTGTCTACACGTTAGTTTATTTATTTTCTCTTTGAATTTTGATTCTCCTGTATTCTTACCTACCTGATATGCTACTACTGTGCATACTATTGCTGAGCTAAGAATAGTAAGGGTGATTATTGTTTCCATTGATTATCTATTTAAAGGGTTATAATATTGAATTTTATTTTCATCAAATGATTTAAGGGCTGATGCAACCCATGTTTTATCTTGTGTATGATTGTAACAAAGTATATGACATATAGCTGTCTCAGTTGGATTAAGTCTTAATAATCTACCTATTCTTTGTGCAGTCTTCTTTTCATTACCATATGCATGCATTATAATACCTTGTTTTAAGTTAGGTATTGTGACACCTTCTGATAATTGCATGACGCAAGATAGTGTATGAACCCTTCCATCTGAAAATAATTCTAGATTTTCTTCAGACTTTGGGTTACCTGAATGATAACTATACTTACTAATACGGTCTGCTTGCTTCTGAGTATTAGCAAACACAATACATTTATCATCTATATTTTGCAACATAGACTTAACATAAGCTTCTTTAGTACCATAATCCATAAGAGCTCTCATCCGCATAATCCTTGACAACTGTATTTGCTTTTGTGATTGTGCATCTGCTACTCTCATATTATAATACTCATAATCTTTTCTTTCACTAGTATACCAATGACCTCCATTCTTATTCTTTTTCTTTACTGTTGGTAACTTAGATAGTTCTAGCTCATGTATAATAATCTTATAGTTGTTAAGTATATTACTATCAGTGGCATCATCTACTCCATATGTATACTTCATAGGACAATACCTTTGTACTAACCTACCTTTAATAGACTTTGTATCTCTAGGTGGTGTACCTGTTAAACCTAATATCTTTCCGTTAAATTGTGACAAGAACGGTTCATGAGATGGTAATATTGAATGACACTCATCCAAATATACTATATCATATATTTTATGGTCTTGCTTATTTATAGATAGATATGTACTGAATCTAATATGCTGTAATAAATCTGTAGCCTCCATCTTTTCAAGCTCATCAAGCCATGATTGCTTAACAGAATTCTTAGGGACTACAACTAGTACTAATATAAAGGGATCAAAATTTGCTATAAGATGACGTATGGCTATTCTTGTTTTGCCTACACCCATAGCTATGCCCAGACCACATCTTTTATTTTTAGATGCTATATTTAATGCTTCTTGTTGTACTGTTTCCCTATTTGTCATAGGAAGTTTCTTAGTATATGTTTCCATAAGTAATATGTTATAAGTAGGATCAATATCCATACTCCTAATGCTTCAAAATTAAATTTTTTTTTCATAATAATATTTTATTAAGGTGCACCCTACAGGACTTGAACCTGTGACCTACTCATTATGAGTGAGTTGCTCTAACCAACTGAGCTAAGAGTGCAAGTAGCCGGAGTGGGACTTGAACCCACACGGGCATACTGCCCAACAGATTTTAAGTCTGTCATGTCTACCAATTCCATCATCCGGCCAAGTGATCCCACTAGGATTTGAACCTAGAACCTACAGCTTAGAAGGCTGTTGCTCTATCCAGTTGAGCTATGGGACCATAAATTTATGATCTTGAGCCTGAAAAACCTAATTCAAAGGCTTCTGCTGGATGTTCTTCTATCCACATATGACAGTTTCTACAAACTGGTAACCATGTAGATCTTTCTAAGTGGTATACACCACGGCCATGTTTATGATGAACGTCTGTAGCATGCAAAGTACACTTATGTATTTTTGCATGACAGATAGGATTGTCAGCTAAATACTCCTTACGCAATTTGCTATAAGCAGTATTTAACTTAGACATTTTTTTAGACACTTTTTTGATACTCATTTTTTAGTGTTAAATAATTTCTGGGTAACAACCCTAATGACATGAATTTTAATATTACATCCTCATATGTTATACCTAACTCTCTGAATGTCATTGTGTTAGTATAATCATCTAAGGTTTCTTCAGCAGGTATATTTGCAATATACTGTGCTAAAGGTGAATGCTTAAAAGTTTCTCTAAGATACGCATTTATTTTCTTATTACATATCATTTGCTTCCAAGCATTTATCTCTCTTTGTCCACGCTTCCAAACCTTAGTTATTCTACGTTTCTTGTCCCAGTGTAGCTTCTTAACTTCTTCAGGTTTATAAACCTTAAGACCATGTAGTACACGTTTAAACAAAAAATGTTGATACGGATTTAGTTTGGTGTAACTTAAAGAGTTTACTATTGATGGTGGGTGTAACTGATATTCAGTTAGTATACCATAGTAGTGGTAACGCTCCTCTCTTTTAGAAAGGATTTCTTTTTGTTGATGTTGTTTTAGTATTTGTAATTGTTCCTGAGATAGCATAATTGTTTATTTATTGTTATTGATTAAGTGATGATTCCGTTTTAAAGGAAGGGAGCAGTGGTAGTTCTGTAAAAAATAAAGGGAGGTATTACCCTCCCCTTATTCCAAAACAAACTACTACTAATTAGAGTTCAAAAGTTTCTTCTTCAACTTCTGCAACTTCTTCTTCAATAACATCTTCAGTAACATCAGACTCTACCGCAGCTTCTGCTTTGATATCATCCTCTTCATTTACTTCAGCAACTTCTTCAGATACACCTAAAGCCTCTAATTGACTTTTAGGAGTAGCTGCACCATTAGCCTCTCTGATCTGTTGACCGTTGGTGTGTGCTATAAATACATCTTGCTCTGCAGCATTCTGTGTATAATAAGCTTTTCTATATATTGGTAGCTCTTGTAACTCTCCTGTTTCAGGATCTACTACCTCTGCAGTACATACTATGCCTGTAGTACCAGCAAATTTTAAATCTCTATCAGGCATATTATTGTTAAAAGGTTGTAATGACTCTTTAACTACAATTCTACCTGCAATAGTATCATCTTTCTTAAAGTCTAATGACTGTAAGTCTTCTATTTTACCATTAAGTAAAGCAGAAAATGATTTTTTATTTACAAATCCTGATTGACTAAATGTAACTCTCTCTTGAGATAATCTAATATAACCATAATCTGGATTGTTTTTTGATTGAACGATAACATTACCCATGTCATCAGCACATACTTTTACGTTGCCTTGCATTTTTTTAAATTTTAAAAGTTATTAAATTGATTATTGATGATTATGCATCATCTGAATGAAAATATGGGTCATCAAGCTTTTCAAATGCTTCTATCTCATCAAGTGCTGGCTCATGCTCATCTATGAACTCTAATTCATAGTCTATGACTTTGACATGTTTGCCTGCGAAGCTATTATAAAAGGGATTAACCACTTCTTTTGTGTATGCTGAACTCAAACCATTAAGATCCTGTACCTCTTCATCAGTTAATGATAGGTATTGCTCTACTGAGCACTCAATTATGCGTCCATTGGGTAATTGTATTATCATATTCTTTACAAATATAAAAATATAACTACCGTTGAGTCACTAATTATAGGAAACTTTAGGCTAAATTCAAAATTATTCTGCAGTAATATAGCTAACAGTTATACAATAACTATCTTACCATTTACTCTTTTTATATATTTATGCTGTCTCAGCTCTTTTAAAAGCTTAAAAACATATCTTTGGGATATGCTCATTGAGTCAGCAAGTGTAGAGGCTGATGGATAAGCCTCACGGTCTTTATTTGCATAACAAGCTATTAGACTATATAGCCCTTTAGCTTGTATACTTATGTTAGGATCTGATAATACATCATACTTTACTATGCCAAATCTATTTGAATTCTTTGACATGATCTTTTAATAATATAAGAAAGGCCATACTTTCTTCTTTCTCTTTCTCTAAGACTGCATCATTAAGATGATACCTATCATTCATATACTTACCAAATGGTGTAATTTTACCACCGCTATGTATGATTGATTGTTTCAACTCAGCATATGTCTTTTGTTCAGATTGTAACAGTTCAATAGAAAGTTTAGCCATCTTCTTCTGTGTTTAAAGGCTGAGGTAAAACACTTTCATCTAAGATATCATAGTATATTATATCAGACTCATTCACAACCTTTAATTCAAGTGGACTAATCTGATGCTCATATAGTTTTAATTTCTTATCTGTGTCATGATATAAACAATCTACCTTTAATGAACTATAAAAAGGATTGAATTCTTTATTACCCCATGATGTATCACCTTTGACTTTACCATATACCTTACCTTTACCTGGGCTTAGACCCATATCTTCTAGTATATCCCACTCAAACTCTTCACCTGCATGATAACTTGGTGGTACGAAGGTTACATAATCTCCAATCTTAACCGGAGTATACTCTTCTTCAGATAAACTAAGATCTAATATAGTTTCTTTAGCATGATCTGGTAACTCAAACATAAGTATTCTAAATATATGCTCACTATTAAGTGGGCCTTTTGGGAATAACACATTTTTCAATATGTTTTCCATAATGTTTTTACTAATTTTAAATGACATAATTATTTTTTTATTGGATTATAGACTATGAATAGGAAGGGAGCAGTAAAATAAGAGGACTACAACTTCAAGCCTAAACAATTATTAAGAAAAAGCTATCAGTCATAGTCCTCATCTGGTCACCACTTACTCAACCAAAATCTCAAGGCCTAACTACAGTAGTTAATTATAGTAATAACTAATTACTGGTACTGTTTGTATGAACTACAGTTCATCTTATTGAAGTAAATTCAAATGATACAAACGGTATTAGTAGCAACCAAGATATTTTTTTATCATTATTATTTGGATCTATGCCAAAAGCAAAGCCAAATATTGGAACTACTTCCACGGTTACTTTGGGAAGCATTTTTACCTTAGACATAAAGACAAGGTACATAAGAGAGTTTATTAGCACACATGCTCCTAATAGAAGCAGTGATACTATTAATCCTGTTGAGCCACCATAAGTATTTAACAAATGGAAGCATAGATATATAAAACTTATAGGGAAAATAACTACAAATAGTATTTTCACAAATGAACGTGTGAATGATTTTAACATAATAATTGATTTAAATAATTAGTAATAAGTAATCACATCCCCATTGTTGATATGATCTGAAATAAGTGTTTCTTTGAAATAGTAATCTGCATTGTAATAATCCCAATTAGTATAGGATATTTCACTTACAATATGATAATCTGGTTGTGCATTCATAACACCTGTGCTATTATATTCAATAGCCCAAGACATAAATGCCCCACCTGTCATATCAGCTGGGTTTGTACTTATAAACTGATTAACATAGATAGACATATTATTATCATCCCATGCATAGTATTCCCAAGTAATTGTACCGTTAGAATCAGTATCATGATAGCCATCATAATATAATACGATATCATTATTAGGCTGAGTTACTAACTCTATTGGCTCCTTCTCACAACCTATAAAGGTTATAAATAGAAGGAATAGTATAGTACGATTTAACATCTAGTATACTTTTGTTTCTTTGCATTCCAACATTTCTGTTTCTTCATCTTCATCTTAGATGTTTTACAAGATCTACTAGATCCGCATGATTGTACGATTGGACCAGCTATAAATAGCATGATCATAATATAAATGATTCTTTTCATAATTTGATTTTATTAAGTGATTGATTGCAATATTGCGGGTACTATGTCTATTATCCTATAGAGGAAAGACATAAGTATTATATAAGCTAACCTATAACCAAAGCCCTTATTGGTATTGTTGATCCACATTACTCTAGTTATAGTAATGTTAGCTATATTAATATATTAATGTGGTAAGAAATTATATGTAGTGGTAAAAGGTGGTTTTTTGTGGGTATTTGACCTCACATATATTGTGCAATGCACACAATAAATAAAAAAATAAGTGCAAATGCAACATAATAGCTGCATTTTACACTTACTTACTGGTTTACTTACTGTTTTACACAGCTTCTATCCAAAACATACCTGTTTCTTCTCCTGTAGTTAGATTTATCACAGGATTGTCAGATAATCTAAACCCTTGCATCTCATCTCCTCTATTAAGCTTAGCTTGTAGCTGTTTAATAGCAGGATGTTCTGCACGCATGACCTTATTGGTCTCTGGGTCTATTAGACTTAACACGCCAAATGTTATATTTGTTTGTGTTCTTGTAGCTACATTAACACCGGCTAATGTAGTGTTGTTCTGTATCAATGGTGTATCAGATGCAATAATAGTTGCTGTGCCTGTACTCTCATTAATATTAAACTTTCTAAAATAAATTTTATTTGCCATAATTTTAATTTTTATTAATTATATATTAAATGTTCCATTGAGAGGAAGGGAGCAGTTATAGGAAGTTATAATTAAATTCAGAAGCTATAAGCAGATGATAAGTGTCTTAAAAAAAGAGAGTACTAACACATACTCTCTATTAGATCACCATACACTTGACTACTTAGTGCATGTAAGGCTTCTTTGATTAAAGGGTTTGTTTCTTTACCTATTAAACCTTGTATCTCTTTATGTTTTTTATCAAGTCTTTCATATTCAGCATTCATAGTTTTAAAATTTAAAGTTATCCATTTAAAGGAAGGGAGATGTTAGATAAAAAACAGAGTGTGCTGTTACACACACCCTGTTGTTCTTGTAGGTTACTCAGTTGCACTCTTTCCGTCAAGTCAGAGTGGAGAGCTCAGTAAGTGGCACAAGTTCCTGTCTAAGCTTGCTCAACCCAGTACAGGTTCTGGTTCTCCTCACCAGTAGTCAGGTTGACAACCTTAACGTCTGATAGTTTGAAACCAGGCATCTCATCACCAAGGTTCAGTTTGCTCTGTAGAGCCTTGATACTTGGATGGTCACTACGCATCACCTGATTAGTTTCAGGGTCTATTAGTGATAGAACACCAAAGGAGATGTCACCTTGAGTTCTTGTTCCAACTTGGATTCCAGCTATCTCACCTTTCTTTTGTGACATAGGCTTGCTACTTACAATGATAGTTGCACTACCAGTGTTAGCATTGATGTTAACTTTTCTAAAGTAAACCATAATTAAAAATATTAAGTTAATTAATGTGTGGATAATTACGGGGGGTGACCCAACCACAAGTCACAGGAGGGGAGCAATTTATTATAACCTTTTGCTTATGCCAAACACACAAAATTTGCAGGGCCGGGAGGGGTCTAGGAAACTTTTTTACTCAGGTGGGGTATATGTTCTGAGTCAAAAATTTTTATAGATTGGGAAAATTCAGTATATTGTTCCTATAGACGCAGTATAACTTAAACAATAAAACATGGCACATTGGGAAGACAATCAAAATGAGGAGTTTGAAAATGGACTGAGTGAGATAGAGCAGATGCAACTAGACGCTGTACTGCTTGAGACAGCATATAATAATTCTTATTTAGTTTTGACTAATCAAATTTCTTTTGAGGATCTTCTTGCTAAGAAGTTTAAGAGTGGTCATGAGGCCGTAATGGCGTATGATCCTTGTTCTGGCCCTAAAGAGTCTGAACTGGATAACATGCTCTCGTATTACATAGACATAGAAGAGTATGAAAGATGTGCTAAGATTAGAGATATACTGAAAAAGACGTATCCGAAAACTATAAAAGAATAATTATGCCAGCAAAAAAGAAAAAAAGTACGGTAAATAGTTCTGGAAACTATACTAAACCTACTATGCGTAAAAGATTGTTTAACCAAATCAAAGCCGGAAGCAAAGGTGGAAGACCAGGACAATGGTCAGCACGTAAAGCTCAAATGTTAGCTAAGCGTTATAAAGCAGCCGGTGGAGGTTATAAAAGTAAAAAGTAATGGCACTTAAAAAGAAAAAGCCTGTAGCTGCAAAGGCAATGGCTAAAAGCGT